TAAGGCGTTTTTATATCCCAAAATTCGGGGATAGAGTAGCGCACTCGAAAAACGGAAAGCCTTATCCGTCCTCCCCGGATTAACTTTTTAAGGCATTACGGAAAGGCGGTAATATCATGGAGTTAGCTGTTTATCAAAATAATTTACCGACAAATATTGAAGATTTGAGTAAATTTGCCCTTATTGGCCGTGAAAAAATGACAGCGGTACGCGCTGAAATCCGCGCCATTGATAAGTTAGGGCTTGCCGAGGAAGTGCGACGCCAAAAACTTGACGAGGCGCAGATGATAAGCGAAGCCGTACTTGATGCCGAGGTTAAGATTGGAACATTAACAGCGCGGATCCCAAAATCGGTTGGAGGTAGGCCGAAAGAAACCATATTCACCGCTGAACGGAGTTTTGAAAAATCAAAAGCAGAAGTCATAAAAGAACTTGGTTTTAATCAACCGCAGATCCAGAGGTTTGAAAAATTAGCGCAGCACCCCGAAATAGTTGAACAGGCCAAAGCCGAAGCCAGAGAGCGTGATGATATTGTGTCTCGCTCTTTTGTTTTGCAGAAAATTGATGAAGCGGCAAAACCCCACATAGCCCAAAATAGCGGCAACAACGAATGGTACACGCCGCAGGAGTATATAGAAGCGGCGCGGGCGGTTATGGGTGGTATAGATTTGGATCCTGCAAGTAGCGATATAGCCAACGAGGTTGTGCAAGCTGATACTTACTACACGGCTGAAATGGACGGCCTAAAAAGATTATGGAATGGCCGGGTATGGCTTAATCCTCCTTATGCAGGAGAGTTAATACCGCAATTTATTGATAAGCTAAAAAACCATGTAGAGAGCGGAGACATTGAACAGGCGATTATACTTGTCAACAATGCCACGGAAACAACGTGGTTTAATACTTTAATTGGCATAGCAGCAGCAGTGCTGTTTCCTAAAAGCCGTGTAAAATTTTATATGCCAGATGGAAAAACCGGCGCACCGTTGCAAGGGCAAGCGGTTATTTATATTGGACGGAATCCAAAAGTTTTTATGGAAGTATTTAGCCCGTTTGGATGGGGGGCGTTTCCTTGCGGGGAGTAATCGAAAATAGAGATCGAAAGCGTCAGATAATCGACTACAGGGATCTCCGCTTTGGCAATATAACGCCAACAGATATTGACGGCATGATTGAATATCACGGGAAAGCCTTTATTTATTATGAATTTAAACTGAATGATGCAGAAATGCCGAACGGGCAACGGATCTCACTTGAACAGTCCATTAAAAGTCATAGGGCCGCAGGAAAACAAGCCATTGCCATACTGCTTGAACACAACATTCAAAACTGGCAGCATGATATTCCGGCAGCACAATGTCCCGTAAGGGAATATTATCTAAACCCGAAATACGGGTGGGCGAAACCAAAACAGTATGAAACGGCGTACAGCCTATCAAAAAGATTTCTTGAATGGGTTGATGCTGGATGTAAGCTGGGCGCATAGCACATCTTATAACGCCCCTTGCGGGCTATCAAACAAGCACCTAAAAGGGTGCTTTTATTATTCAAAATTGAGGTGAGGTGATGGCAAAAAAGCTGACAGACAAGCAGAAGCGATTCGCTGATGAATACCTGATTGATCTGAACGCTACACAGGCTGCAATCCGGGCCGGTTACAGCGAAAAGACCGCCGAACAGATGGGTTACAAGCTGGTTCAGAATAGTTTAGTTTCGGAGTATATACAGCAGCAACAAAAAAGGCTGCAAAAAAAGACGAATATTACACAAGAACGTGTGCTTGCAGAGTTAGAGAAGATCGGCTTTGCAAGCATCACTGATTATCTGGAATATAAGACCATTATACGTGAGGTTGAAAAAGATCGCGACGGAAACCCGCAGTATGATTGGGCTATGTCGGTTCTTGCCAGAGACAGCACAGAGGTTGATGGAGCGCCCATACAGGAAGTGAGTATAGGCAAGGATGGCACATTCAAATTCAAGCTATATGACAAAGTAAAGGCGCTTGAACAGATCGGGCGGCATTTGGGGCTGTTTGACAAGGGCAGCGACGGCGGGGACGCGGAGGACTTGTCCCCCCTTGTGGAATTGTTGAGGAAGAAATGACACGGACACAAACGATTAATTGGAAACCTTTCAGCGATAAGCATATTGATTATATCAATTCCGCTCTTGGCAATAAAATGTGTTGCGCGGAGGGCGCTATCAGGTCGGGCAAAACGATAGATCATTGCATTATCGCCGCTGCCTATCTTGACCAATGCCCGGATAAAATACACCTTGCGTCCGGCTCCACCATGCCAAACGCAAAACTTAACATAGGCGCTTGTAACGGTTTCGGGCTTGAAAACCTATTTCGTGGCCGGTGTCATTGGGGAAAGTATAAAGATAATGATTCCCTATTCATAAACACCCCGACCGGAGAAAAGATTGTTATATTCGCGGGCGGCGGAAAGAAAAACAGCTATCAGAAGATATTGGGTAACTCTTATGGCCTCTGGATTGCCACCGAGATAAACGAGCATTACGACAGCGAGGACAGCCGGGAATCATTCATTAAGGTTGCCTTTGGGCGTCAGGCGGCGGCTGATTGGCCTTTTATCTTGTGGGATTTAAACCCATGTCACCCGAGACATTCCATATACGCGGATTACATAGACAGATACAAGCATGATTTTATTGGCGGGTATCGCTATCAACATTTCACGATTGCCGACAATTTAAGCATCACGCCGGAGCGACGCCGGGAAATCGAAAGCCAATATGACCCGGAAAGCGTCTGGTATGCCCGCGATATCTTAGGACAGCGCCGAGTGGCCGAGGGGCTTATTTACCAGACGTTCGCCAACGCGCCGGACAAATACAAAACTGACAATCCGGATTATGATTTTATCCAGATCGGTATTGACTTCGGCGGGAACAAATCATATTTTGCTTTTGTCGCTTCTGGACTAAAATATGACTACTCGCATTTAACCGCGCTCATGAGTGAACGGCACCCCGCGAAAGGGCTTGAACCGGATCATGTGTATTCTTTGTTGGGTAAGTTTATAGGGCGCGTACAGGCCAAATATGGGCGCGTAGGGATGATGTACCCGGACAGCGCGGAGCAAACGCTAATCAATGGCATAAAAACGCGGTTTGGTACGCAATCAAGTTATGGAATATCAATCCGAAACAGCATCAAAAATGAAATCATTGACCGCGTTCGTGCCGGCACTGGCCTGATGGCGCGGGAAGATGCGGACAAAAACCCACTTCCCATCAGATTCTTTTATACGGAAGATTGCGAGAGCCTTGTTGACGCGCTTTGTGGTGCCGTATATGACCCGACGAAATTTGAGGACACGAGGCTTGATGATGGCACGAGCGATATTGACACGATAGACGCCTGGGAATATTCTTGGGAGCGGTACATGCGGCATTATGTGAAGCAATAACGCTATCGGCGACTTTGAAGGGTGGATTTTATGACTTGGAAAGATTGGAGCCGCGAAGTGGAATCGCGTGGTTTGGCCGGTAAAGCGGTATGCGCTTATTGCGCTTATGCCAGCGTGCAGGATTATATACCATCCCCGAAAATGCTATGCCTGCGGGATGATATGAAGCGAGGCAAATATGTTGACTTGGGCGGAAATTGCGAACGTCACAAGAAGATTAGGGCTTGCGGCCAATAACCACGCCACCATTCAAGGAAATAGGAAAGGGAGAGGGTAAGATGAACGCAAGATTTCCAAGGGATTGTAATGGCAAATGTCCACATATCAGTGTCCGTGATTTGAGTATCGACGATTTAGTTATTACTTGCTGTAAACTCAAAATGTCGTGTGATGCTTGCGATGAAGATTTTAGCTTTTATCTATGCCCTTTATCGGACAATGAACGTAAAACATGGGAGGAATCACAATGCAACCCATCATAATCACAATCCTAATCTGCCTGACCGTCCTAATCTGCATGGCTGGAGTAACTGCGGCTGCGGAGAGGATTGCGAAGTTGAAGTATTGGCAGGGAGTTGAGAGAGCGGAGCGGAACAAGCAGTAATTGTTGTGGGCAGTAAGAGAGGCGGAACCATATGAAACCAGAGTTAGTGCCGGGGGCAGTTGGCGCATATTACTGCACTATTTGCGGTGCCGCATTGTCTAAAGATGATGAATATTGCTCGTCTTGTGAAGAAGAAATTGACTGGAACGAAGAATAACGCCCGCCATGCGGGCTTGGAGGGGACAGGATGGATTGGATTAGCGTCAAAGATAGATTGCCTGAATATGATATTCCAATAATCGTTTGTGCGGAAGGCACGAATGGGAAAATTGTTATGGAGGCAAGATATTCAGAGATTATCAAACAATTTACACGAGCGTGTTTAACATTAAATAATTATGGAACAGATAGGCCGGTAACTCACTGGATGCCGTTGCCCGAGCCACCGCAAGCCAATTTATCATTGCCGGAATAATTGTTAATAGCCTGATGGCTTTAACATAAAAGCATAGAGCGGTTTTGCAAGGCCGTGAGCCGGGAACGCCTTTCCCCGGCTCTTTTCTATGCTCTGAAATGGAAAGGCAAATTAGAAAGGCGGTACGCTATGGGCAAGATGATTGATCTTACAGGTCAGAAGTTTGGACGGTTAACAGTAATTGATTATGCCGAAAACAGCAAGCGCGGAGCCATATGGAATTGTGCTTGCGATTGCGGAAATCAATGCCGTGTGTTATGTGCGAGATTGCGTAGTGGACACACACGTAGTTGCGGATGTTTGATATCAGAACATATAGGCAATCTAAACAAGACATACGGAATGAGTAAAACCAAGATTCATTATGCGTGGGGCCATATGAAAAGTCGATGCTATAATCCCAATAGCCAATACTATAAAAATTATGGCGGGCGTGGCATTACCGTTTGTGACGAGTGGAGAAATGATTTTACAGCATTTGCCGATTGGTCGCTGGCTAATGGGTACGCCGACGATTTAACTATTGATAGGAAAGATAATGACGGTAATTATTGCCCTGAAAATTGTCGTTGGGCCACAGCGAAGCAACAGGCGAATAATAAGAGCAATAACCGCTTATTTGTGATAAACGGAGAAACCAAAACAGTAACGCAATGGTGTGAATGCTACGACATTCCGGCTTCACTTGTTATTGGTAGGCTATATTATGGCTGGACATTTGAAGAAGCGATTGGCATAATACCACGAAAGAGGCCATACAAAAGGGCGGTAAAGGATAATGCTATCAGCGGATGAAATTCAGTCCTTGCAAGATATTGTGGGCATAATCACGAATAAGGTAAACGCTTACTTAATACAAGATGTTTGTGAGAGAATCGCTCATGCCGGGAAAATCACTGCAACGGCAGAGTATTCTATTTTTCGCTCGGAAACCCTCGGCGTCCACTTCGCCACCATCAAAAGAGAAATCGAAAAGCGACTGAACCTATCCGCGCAGGAACTTGATGATCTATTCGGAGAGACCGCAAAACGCTCCTACAACAACGAAGTCAAGATATTCGACAGCTATATACCCTTTGAAGATAACGGCTCAATTCAGCAGATTGTCAAGGCTTCACAGGCATTAGCGCAGGAGGACTTCTCCAATATCACACAGACACTCGGCATGGTAGACCGCCACGGACGCGAATTACCACTAAAGCGGTTTTACAACAATGTCATGGATGATGTATTTAACCGTGTGTCCACCGGAGCCACCGACTACAATACCGCTATCAGGGACGCAAGCACGGCGTTGGCAGATCGTGGCGTGACTTCTATCGGGTATCAGTCGGGCGTGATTACTTCATTGGAGGCCGCTGTTCGCAGGAATGTTATGGGCGGCTTGGGGCTGATGGTGGAGCAGATCAGCGAATACAACCATGAGAAGCTGGGCGCGGATGGATACGAGATAAGCGCACATGCAAACAGCGCCGAGGACCATGAGCCAATACAGGGGAGGCAGGTGCCGGATGCTGAATTTGAAAGAATGCAAAGTGATCAGACGTTTTCTGATGTTGATGGAAATGAATATAAACCGTTCAAGCGTCGAATTGGTACGCTGAATTGCGGCCATACGGCAAGTCCTATAATTATCGGCGTACATGAGCCGCAATACACACAAAAAGAACTTGATCAATTCAAGGCCGACAACGCCGAGGGTATCACCTTTGAGGGCAAGCACTACACCGGCTATCAGGTCACACAGGAAATGCGCCGCATTGAAAGGGCTATCCGCAAGTGGAAAAAGCGCAGTATTGCCGCCGAAGCAACCGGGGATGATGAAATGATTCTCCACACAAAAGCAAAGTTGACAAATGCCCGGAGAGCGTACAAAGAGTTTGCGGACGCGGCGGGACTAAGGACACAGCAGGATAGGTTGTTTGTTGTGGGAACGGAGCGTAGGCAGAGTTTGGCGGGATAAGGAGATAAGCATGAATATTTTCCAAAAATCATATAAACATCTTTGCATTATCACAAAGCACAAAATCGAGGTTTGTAAAACATGCTTTGCGGCAGGGCTATACTGGCAAGGGATTGTGCATGATTTATCAAAATACTCCCTTTCTGAATTTATAGAATACGCGCAATACTATAACGGCGAAATCTCCCCCGTTGATAAGGCAAAGCAAGAAAAGGGATATTGCAATGCATGGATGCACCACAAAGGTAGAAATCCACACCATTACGAATACTGGATAGATAATCTTGACGGCGGCGGCGTACCGCTTCTCATGCCATATAAATACGCTATGGAAATGGTTTGCGATTATATCGGCGCGGGAAAAGTCTACAACAAGGAAAAATGGTCTATCGCTGAACCGCTTATTTATTGGGAAAACAAAAAGAAAACCGCGAAAATCCACCCGAAACTTGTTAGGTTTTTTGACCGCATATTTTTTGATTTTTCACAGATCGGTTATGGAGCATTGAGAAAAGACATGGCGAAAGAAGTTTATGATTGGGCAATCAAAATGCCTGAATAAAGGCGGGTGACATGTTGTTTGAGCGAATTAAATCCTTTTTCAGAAAGGGGGCGATTAAAGTTTTAGGCACACCGGAACTATTCAAAGCACTTGACATAGAAGTGCCGATTTCCCCCAAAATGCGGGATGCTATAGAATTGTGGGCTGCTATGCATGAGAACCGCGCTCCCTGGGTGGAAGAGGGAAAGGGAAAAATCCGCAGCTTGGGAATCCCCGCCTTAATCGTCAAGGAAGAATCCCGCTTGACCACAATTGAATTGAATGCCGAGTTATCAGGCAGCGCAAGGGCTGACTTTTTAAATGTTCCGTTTCAGCAACTTTTAAATCAAAAAGAGGAAATTGTTGACTTTGCTTGTGCGCGTGGCGATATGGTTTTGAAGCCTTATATAAGCGGAAACACAATAGCCGTAGATCAAGTAAAGGCTGGAGATCACTTCTCGCTGGCTTTTGATTCCAATAGATTCAGCACGGCAGAATTGTTTCTTGATTGGCGCGTTGTCGAAGATAAGACATATATTCGCGGAGAAGTCCAAAGATTCGTTGATGGCAACATGGAGATTACTAATAAGATTGTCGTTAAACACAAAAACGGCGCGAATTATTATCCTGCCAGTTTTTCAGATGTGGACGATTGGGCGAATATTGCACCATCCGCGACAATAGCCAATGTCAAACAGCCGCTTTGGGGGCTATTCAAAATGCCCTTTGCGAATACCGTCGATACGAGCAGTCCGCTTGGCGTTTCGTCCTTTGCCGATTCGGTCACGCTGATAGAGGACGCCGATAGGCAGTATTCTAATCTTCTATGGGAAATGAATACCGGCAAGCGCAAGGTAATGACTGATGAAACAGTTAGGAAATGGGATAAAAACGGAAACCCATTACCTCTTGAGGATGAATTTATAGTTGGCCTAGAAAACGGAGACGAAAAACTATTTTATGATTACAGCGCCGCATTCCGTGATGCAAGCATTATAAATGCCCTACATTTCATCCTGTCTCGAATAGAGGCCGCAAGCGGGTTGTCACAAGGCGCAATATCAAAAATCTTACAAGGCCAAGTCAGAACGGCCACCGAAGTCCTGTCAATGGACACCGAAACCAGAGGAACCGTTGAACTGATACGCACAGCATTCCATACCGCCTTAGAACAACTCATTTACGCAATGGATGTGTGGGCGACCGTTGCCAACGACGAGGGTTATTTCAAGGTTCCAGCCGGTCAGGTAGATTCAACAATAGAGTTTGGCGACGGCGTTGTTATCAGTGAGGACGAGGAATGGAACCGGGGCGTTACGATTACTTCCAGCGGTTGGTTGTTGCCCGAAATACTCACCGGCAGGTATTTGGGATTGCCGACAAAGACACCAGAGGATTTGGCCTATATCCGGGCAAACTTTATGCCGGGGTTGGCTGATGTGAATTAGGGGGAATAATTATGGAAAAATTAAAATCTTGTCCATTTTGTGGGAGCGAAGCAAAGTCGGGAGAATGTGTTGATGATTACAATAATCATGGGGTTTATTGTGCTAATGATGATTGTAGTTGCATTCTTGCGCAGGGAAGTTTTGAGACAGTAGAAGAAGCGGAAATTGCATGGAACGAGCGTCACCGCTCTTGGAACCTCCTTATGGAATGGCTGGATGAAATATATCCCGCTGACATATTCGACGGCTCCAGCGGCGATATAGGCCCGCAGATATTGGTTAAGTTGCGGGAGATTAACGAATTGCGGAAGAAAGATATTTAATTTCTACATTCCCACCAGAAAGGAGAATGCCGGTGCAAAAGCCATTTTCAATACAACTTGAACTCTACTTCGCCCATCCCCGCAAGACCGCCATTAACTACATTGTAGCCGACGAAAAGACAATGCCGCTCTATATACAGCTTTTTAAGAATGGCGCACCGTTCGCCTTGTCTGATGGGGCGATTATTGAGATTAACTTTGAGAACTCCGCAGGCTTGCGTTTTCCACGGCTGGGAGTAATCCAAGACAATGAACAAGGCAGAATCCTTTATGAGATTGAACCCGCCGATATAGCCATTACCGGCCAGATGAAAGCCAGCATAACGGTTGTGAATGACATGCAGCGGCTTACATGGCAAGAGTTTGAGTTTTCCGTGTCTCGGAATCTATCTGATAATCAGGTTGATCCACCGGAAACATTGGGGCCGTGGAAGAATGCTATTGAGGGGCGGTTGTCGGATTATGGGAGACGAATTATAGCACTTGAGGAACACGAAACCGACATAGATGTTGACTTATCAGGAATAAAATCCGCGCTTGACGAAGCGTTGGCCGCAATAGCCGAACTGCAAGCAACCGTCACCGAAGCCCGCAGTATAGCGAATAATGCAGCCAACACAGCGGCAGCGGCTGGGTATCGTGCGGAGGATGGTATTAGGCGGGCCGACAGTGCACAAGCGGCTGTTGACGCGCTGGCGGTTAGGGTTGCGGCGTTGGAATAAATACATAACAACATCATATTGAGGGGGGTTTGATTATGAGCACGAAACGCTTAAAAGTAACCGTAAAAGACGGTTTTGAAGAACGATTCATTGAATTTTGCGAACGATTCAGCATAAATTGCAAACAATATCCCATTGAAGCATTAAAAACAAGATTCGGCATTGACGATAATTCGCTTTCAAGCGCCAATTTAATGATGATTCTTAATAACTTTGATGGAATAAAAAGCATTGAGGATATGCCGACAATATCGCTTAGCTGAAAGGCGGTGATCCCCCATCTCGCGGCGCGGCGTTATGCGCGATAACATTGTGGAGGTTTTGAATGGCGATAATTACAGAAACAGTAGAAATCATTGGCGGCGAAACTGTCACAAAATCATGGGATGATGGAACCGGCCCGATAATTGAATTTAAGTCGCAGGAACAACTTGACGCTTGCCTTGCTGAATGGCAGGAGCGTCTTTTTCTTTCGGATTGGATTATTAAGGCTGAATTACAAGATAATCCGATTGCGCTTGAGGGGAAAGAATGTTCAGCTATGCACGATAGCGAATATTCAATAAAAACATCCGTGATTATCATTTACAAAAAAGCGTATGAAGAAAACCGAATATCAAAACATGCGGCAGAACACAGTTTGATACATGAATTGTTGCACCTAAAATATCCGATGTATAGTTTTGCCGTTGAAACCCCGCAGGATATTGAGTTTCGGGAAATGACACACGCCTCAATCGAACAAATGGCGAAATCCCTAATCATGGCGAAGTACAACATACAGTTTAGTTGGTTTAAAAACTTTTAGTTATATTAATAGGCAGGCAGAAAGAAAGGTAGAAAGATATGATACTTAAACTAAAACGAGGCACAAATTGGCTATACATCGATAACATTATTGATTTGACCGTGGAAAATGCAAAGCCCGAAATTGAAACATCCGAAGAACCTGAACGCGTTTCAACAATTATTTATTCCAGATGGCATAAAACAGGAGTTGTCGCGCAGGAGGCGATTGATTGCAATGAAACATCGTACCTCTTAAACGACAACGGGAAAACCATTGAAAAATTAATCTAAATCAATAACAACGCCTGCCTATTGATATGATTAAAAGAATAACCCCGCGCCTGATGGTCGTTTTATTTTTCCAGAAAGGAGTTGGTATTTTGCCAGAAACAAAAGCAGAGGCGCGAAAACGCGCAAAAGCGGAGGGATTCCCACTAAGCAATGTCGTGCAATCAGATGATGGTGGATGGTTTATCGCGCCGAATGGTATAGAATCTTCCGCCGCGAAGAAAGCGTATGCGAATTGCCGCGCTGATGGCGGCGATAAAGAGAAATGCGCAAAAATCGCCTGGACGGTCGAGGAAAAAGCAAAATAATTTCAAGATGCCGAATGGTGTCTTTTTATTTTTATCCGCTTATTGAAACGGAATAAGTTATCGGACTTACAACCGAATGAAAAGGAGAATTTATTATGTCAGAAATTAACCCTACTCCAACAGCAGAACCTACCCCGATATTTCCCAGCCCCCCAGCGGAACCGGCCGCGCCCGCTCCATCGGTTGAGCCAAAAGCCGAACCCAAAGAGCCAGCAACCTTGCAATTCACACAGGACGCATTAAACGCCATGCTTGCCAAAGAAAAAGGCACAGGCGAACGAGCGATTTTAAAGCAGCTTGGAATTGCCGATAAATCTATTTTGCCCGATACGGTAGCGGCATTCAAGGCTTATCAAGAAGCACAAGCCAAAGCAGAGGCCGATAAGCCAGAAGTTGAACGGTTAAAAGGCGAATTGGAATCCGCAAAAAGCTTTGAAACCAAATATGCAGAAGCAGCCGCAAAAAATGAAGCCTATGAGCAGGAAAGGCTTGTGCTTCAATATGGATTTTCCAAAAAGCAGGACGAAACGCCGGGGGATTACAATGACCGGCTACAGGATGTGATTGCTTTGATTAACCGCCGCATGACTGACGAAAAGGACTTTGAGCAGGCGGCGGCAGATTATTTCAAGAAAAATCCATTGACGGACAATGCCCCGACAGAACCCAAACCGGAATTGAAACTTCCAACAGCAGGAACCCCCGGTATGCCCCCTGCACAATCGGAGGTCGATTCCCTAAAAGCCCAGTATCAAAAGGCGGCGTCGCTTAGAAACACCGCCGAAATGTCACGCTTGACGCGGTTGGCAAAAGAGAAAAAAATTAAACTATTTTAGGAGTGAACTAAATGGCAACTACATTGACAGATACCATAAATTATAGCGGAATGCTACATACCAAAACAGACGAAACCACCCGGCTTTTGGATGCTATTTACGAAAGAGGGCGTGACGGCGGCAGCATAGTAACAAATTCAGTCGAATTTGTCCTTGCCAGCAGCTATGACATGGGTGAGCCTGAACAGCCGAATATCAGTGAAACACAATCCCTGACGGCCCCGGAACCGGAAACCACCGAGCGGGAGCAGGAAAGCAACGTTGTGCAGATTTTCCAGAAATCCGTTGCTGTTTCCTACATGAAGCAGTCCAATTTCAATGCTTTGGGTGGCGTGAACCTTGCGAATGCGACAAACAATGTTCCGAATGAACTCGACTTCCAAGTTGGGCGCAGGCTATCGAAAATGCGCATGGATTTAAACCATACGCTGGTTAATGGCGTATACCAATACACAAAGGGTAGCACCACCATTGCGCCGCGCACAAGAGGTATTCTCCAAGCACTGGTAACGAATAAGTTTGACGGCAGTGCAGACCCATTCAGCAAAAACATGGTGAATGATGTTCTTATGAACTCCATCAAAAACGGCCTTGACCCGGCAGGACTTGAAATCTGGATAAACCCCGATATGATGGATTTTATCACCGACACCTATATGCTTCTCCCCGGAACCAATCTGCCCGACACGCGGACTGTTGGCGGCGCTTCTTATAGCACGATCTTCACGGCCTACGGAGAAGTAAATATCTATTGGGACACGCAGATTCCCACCGCTAAATTGCTGTTTCTTAACATGGGGCAGCTTGCAGTGGCCGAAAAGCCTTACATCAACGAGCAGGGCGAGAATTTGGGCATTGTGTTCTATGAGCCGCTTGCTAAACTCGGCGCAAGCGAGCGCGGGCAGCTCTATGGAGAATTGGGCTTTGATTACGGGGCCGAATGGCATCACGCCGTGCTTGAAAATGTGCATTAACAAGGAGGTCATACAATGTATAAACTTGTTAAGGGCAAGTTTGTAAAAACCGAAGAGCAACCCAAAGTGCCCGAACCGGATTATGGATTTAATTCATTTTCTACGCAGGAACCCGACCCCGAAGAAGAAAGGCCCACACCGCGCCGAGGCCGACCTAAAGCGGAGGACTAAGATATGAAATATCGTAAGAAGCCGGTTGTGATTGAGGCAATTCAGTGGACGGGGATAAACGCAAGTGAAATATTTTCATTTGTTGGCAAAAAGCTAAAATATTATGTTGACGAGGATATGAGCACGGCATATATCGCCGGTCAGGGCCCGCCTGTCTGCGTAATGGAGATTCCAACACTTGAGGGTGTTATGAAAGCCCTATCGGGCGATTACATCATCAAAGGTGTAAATGGTGAGTTTTATCCTTGCAAGCCTGATATATTCGCCAAAACATATGAACTGGAGGGCTAAGCCATGCTTAAAGTGATCGAGCCTTTCCATGACCCCGAAACCCAAAAGACCTATGCAGTAGGCGAAGAATACCCCAGCAAGACCAAACAGGCTCATATTGCCTACCTCATGGGAACCGGCAACAAAATAGGCAAGCCGCTCATTGAAGAAACCGGCTCCTTTGGCATGGATTATGCCGAGGAACCGAAGCGGCGTGGCAGAGGGTTTATGAGCGAGGATGAACAGGGTTAAATCCTTGTAATTATGCGGATTTTCGTTGTATTTATGGCTGAAATGTGCTATAATTATTATCAGGGGATAGGTATGTACAGCCGACAAGCGGGTAGCCTTGCCCGTTTCCCCTAAATTATTTTAAGGCGAATACGAAAGGCGGTATTAAAAATGGTGTATGAAGTAATAGGAAAAAAATGTTCCAATCACAATCCATCGGAAAATCTTTTGTTGCGAGAAATGACAGATAAAGAAGCGGCAGAATATGCAAGGCAAGGCGTAGGACGCGGCGCAGTTTATGCTTGTCGCCATGGTTGCGGAACTATTGTTAATTGGTTATTTGCCGGTCAGAATGTCGAGACTGCAAAATGGGCGTTAAGGGACAGATATTGCCTTGAACCATATGATGGTGAATGGATAGAAACAAAATAAATAATTAAGCGTCTGCAACCGCGGGCGCTTTCTTTATGCCCGGAGGTGACACAATGGCATTACCTGATTTTCTTTTCTACACAGATACCTACATGGGAATCTCAATCCCCGAATCAGACTTTCCCCGCCTTGCTGTCCGGGCTGATGAAGAAATCCAAGTCTTTGAGCGCAAGTTTACCGTTACCGGCGAAGAAGTCCAGCGCAAAAAGGCCGTGTGCGCCATTGCTGATGCGCTGTACACGTTTGAAACCGTAGCAAGTCAAATGATACCAGTAAGCGAAAGCGGCACTGTAGGGGCTTCTAGCGTGTCCATAGGGAGCGTGTCAACTTCATTCAAAGCACCGGATGTGAATAGTCTTGGACTTGACTTGACGGACGCGGGGCAGCAGCGGACGTTTTATAATCTGCTTAAAAAGTATATGGTGGTTTATCGGGGCCTATAAATCAAGTCCACCCATATCATCGCTAATCAACTTTCTAACGTACTCATTGACGGTCATACCCTTTCCGTCTGCATGAGCCTTGATAATATCGCGCTTGCCCTTATTTACCACAAGTTGAATCCTATCGTATCTAACTTTAAGATTTGCATCATTCCATTTCTTATTGGATAACCGTTTTTTTTCTGACATTGGCATATAAACACCTCCACCATAAGTATAGCCCATAAATGGCACTTATGCAAGTGTACAAGATACACAAAAGCACTTGTGTAAGTTTATGCATGATTCCGTCTTGCATAACACTTGTGTAAGTGCTATACTATAGTCACAGGAACAAACAAAGTGATTATGGAGGGCATGACAATGAAGCTAATTGAAAATATGATACTTGCCGAGCTTGAAGCGGAACGCAAAGAGGCGATGGCGCAATTTAATTCTGCAAATGCCGCAATTGAGAAAATCCACGGACAAAAAAACTATCAAGATGAAGTAGCGAAATATTTTGTTGGTGGCATGGTAGGTTTTCGCAAAGATAGGAAAAGAGTAAATAGATCAATCAACCAATACACTGACAATGCGGTCAAGGCTTGCGAACAATACGAAAGGCGAGACACTGCCGAGGCTAGGCTCAAGTCCCTACAAGACGCAATATGCTTCATAGAGCACAACGCGCCCGCCCATGAAATAGAAGCTATGACTTGTCGGATGATAAAAGAACGCAAATTGGAATCCGCTATCGAATCCGCAAAATCGCTAAAATGGGAAAAGGTTACTGGACATTATGGCATTGCTTATCAGTACGGGGGATTTGTTGTTGAGCGTGTTGACGTTGGATTTGTTGCTGTTAGGGATAAGGCGGGAAATTTGCTGACGCACTGCAAGACGGTAAAAGAAGCTAAGGCGTTTGTGTCTCTTGCTATATCAAAGACGGCATAAAACAAAAATAATTAAGGCTCACCATCCGGTGGGCTTTTCTCGTGCCCGAAAGGAAAGAGCAATGATAATCATCAAGCCCCGTCAACTTCCCGACAGTCCGGACTACAAAACAGCCTGCCAACATACTATCACAGCCTACAATGTCTACAAAATCGGCACAGCCACCCATTATCACAAGACCATCATAAACAGCGCCGCATTCATGGACTTTAAGCGTCAATGGCAAGAGGCCACCACAGGCACCACAGCGAACAATCCCGCGCTAATTGTTATTCCGCAGGGCGCGGATGGCAAAACCTTTGTGGATTCCATTGCGTTTGACGAGTTGGATAGCAGGGACGGGTTTTTCACCTTGCGCGACAATGACAAGGTTTATTATGGCGTCGGCCCGGACATAACCACATCAACCGAGTGGAGCAACTTTATTCCGACAAAGGTACACGGCGTTGTGACGGTGAAATCGGTGGATATCAAGAAGAATCTGGCGGGGGATGTGGTGCATATTGAGGCGGGGGGTTAAAAATAAAAAATAAATTCATATTATAATATTGTATTTATTGGTCAGCGCCTTTGATGGGCGTTTTTTTTCTTTGCAAAATTAAGCCGCCTTGGCTAAATAAAGGAGATTTGTATTATGAAAAAGACAAACGATATGCCTATATTGGAAAGTAGCATTATCCCGATTTATGAAAGCAAATGCATTGATGGCAGCAATTTGCATGAACAGGTTGTAAACGCTCGCGAATTGTGGGAACGCCTTGAAAGCAAACAGGAGTTTGCGAATTGGGTTAAAAAACGCCTTGCAGATGTAGATGCGATTGAGAATGTGGATTATTTCACGCTTGATAAAAAAATCAATCGTCAAATCCTAAAGGAATACATAGTCACAATGGATATCGCAAAAGAAATGGCAATGCTTGAACGCAATGTTATTGGGAAGATGATTCGCCGATATTTCATTGAGGCTGAAAAACGCTATAGGGAAATCAAAATTACTCGCGCCCGCGCAAAAGCCGAACGCAAATTATTCACTGATATCATCCGCGAACTGATACCCGAATCCCCTAACAAGAAATGGGCATACAAACAGTTCACAGATTTAGTCTATAAGCACGTGACCGGGTACAATGCAAAGCAGCTCCGCGAGTTATACGATAAGCCAAAAGACTTTAATGCACGTGATCTTCTTACAGCGCAGCAGCTTAAAGAAGTTCTGAAATATGAAAGCATTATCCAGGGCTTGCTGCAACTCGGTCAGGATTATGCAGGAGTTAAAGCAATCCTAGATAATCCCGCAGCATATTTACCATCAAAGAGCGCCTAACAAGGCGTTATTTTTATGCTCTGGAGGTGACACATGGCCTTTTCCGTGAAAGTCAAATTGGATTTGCCGAAGGCTGACCAAGTTATAAAAAATGTGGGGCTGGATGAAAGCGGGGCGGTTCAGAGATTCCATACGGCGAATGTTTTGCGCAGGATTCAGAAGTATATGTGGTTTAAATCTGGCGCAGCTATTAAAAAAATGATAGCCGCTACTGATATTGATAAACCGGAAATTATTATTCCGGGACCGGAATCCAGGTTTCTTTATCATGGGATGCTCATGCTTGGAGACGAAACCAATAGCGCATGGGCAAGAAAAGGCGAAACAAAGCATGTTGTCAATGTCCCGCTGAACTATAACAAGGAGAAAAACCCCCTTGCTGGTCCTTATCCAGACAGGGCGCTTGTGGCGAATGAGGGGGACATCCTTGTTTCGGAGTTACAACGCTATATTGATTATCTGGCAGGGAGGGCTAAATGAGTGATTTAGAAAGAATCAGAGAATGGATAAAATCCTTCCCCGGTATGCCGGAAGATATGGCGATTGATTATACCCACAACAATCCCATAAACGCCGGATTGTTCCCGCAAGGCAGACAGGAAATAAGCCGCAGGAAAGCGAACATTGCCAGCGAAGATGTAATTGTTACTAATCAGTACAATTTGAGCCTGATGCCGATATTCGTTAAATCCCCCGGTGATGATGAACAAGCCACTCAAAACGCTGAATGGGTAATGGATTTTCAGCAATGGGTACAAGATCAATCAATCATGGGTGAGGCTCCCACCTTTGGCAACTATGATACAGATAGCGAAATCATCCGCGCACAAAATGGCATGTTCTACAATGACCGCGATAGCGGAGTAAGTGCCTATACTGCGGTTTTGACGATTCAATTCAAAAAATACTACAAAGGAGAATAAGTATGGCAGGAGAACAATTAACCCGTCCAAAATTAGCGCACTTTATGGATACGGCACCAGGCACCAGTACGCCCACATATAACAGAATTGGCGAGGGCCATTCCGATCTGTCGGTAAGCACAAACCCGGAAATCGAAACTCAACAGTGGATCGATCAGGAGTCCGCAACATCTTTTCTCAAAAGCTACGCAATTTCTATAGACGCAACGCAGATAGCCTTTAAAGGAGATCCCGTATTTGATTTTGTCGACGATCTTGGTTTCAAGCAAGCCGTTTTGTCGGACGCGGAAACAACTGTTATTGAGGCAAGAATTTACAAATCCAGCACTACTTCCGGTCCCTATCCTGCAAAGCGCTGGAGGGTGAATATTGCGGTTAATAACTATGGCGGCGCAGGCTCCGATCCGCTGCAACACGAATATACAATCAGCGTTATGGGGGATCCCACATTCGGAACATTTGATCTTGATACGCTGGCATTTACAGCGACTGCATAAGGAGAAGCTATGGCACAGAATAAGCTTAGAATCGACACTGGAGCGGTTACCGTAGAAGTAAATGACAATGGGGATGAAATTTGCTTTGTCCCGGATGTATCTTTTGTCAAGCGATTTGAGGCCCTATATGCTGAAATAGACCGTAGGGCAGAAGAATTTAAGAAGCGCGAGACGGAACTGAACGCCAACGATGGCAAGGATGCCAATGGCGTTCCAGAGAATATGCGGGATCGCATTGCATTGGTCGAAGAGGTTTGCCTATATTGCGAAGAAAAGATCGATGGCCTATTCGGAGAGAATTCCTGTAAAAAGGCGTTGAATGGAGCAATGCATCCCAATTATTATGCTGAGCTTCTGGCGGGATTGGCCCCATTTATCCAGGACATTAGAAACAAGAAGATAAGTAAATACAAAAAGTAGGGATTTTATGAATCTTCTCATTAATGATCCGCCAACCGAAATTGAGGTTTGCGGCATTTTTTATCCCATTGACGCCCATTATCGCAATTGCCTTGTCATTCTTTCTGCTTTTGAAGACATAGAATTGACCCATAGTGAACAGCTTGAGTTGATGCTTGAAAGATTATTTACAAAAATACCAGACCATCCCGATGCAAAAATCCCACCCGATAGAAGGGCTGCCGTAAATGCGGCTATAGACTTCTTAAATTGCGGGGAAGATTTGAAGCTCTCAAAAGACGGCCCGACATATTCGTTTACTCAAGATGCGAAATACATACGCTCTGCCATGGAAAAATCCCACCGAATCAATCTTGAAGAAGTGGGGTTTCTTCATTGGTGGAAATTTATCTACCTTTTCTTTGATCTGGATGAGAATTGCTTTTTTGCCCGGCTCACCGATTTGCGAAGCCGGAAAAAGAAAAATAAATTGACCAAAGAAGAAAAGATGTATGTAAGCGAACATCCGGAGTTATTCAATCTCAAGCGCTTGGAAATGACAATCGATCAAGAGTTGGAGGATGAATTCAATGCACGATATAAGGCGGCGGCGGCCCGCAGAGATAGAGGTGATTTGATTGGCTGATGGTAAGGTGGTAATTGATACCACTCTTAATAAAGAGGATTTCGAAAAAGGAATAACAAGCCTGAGTAAATCCTTCGAAAAATTAAACACAGCCATCAATAGCCTGGCCGCTACAATCAACAGCGCCTTTGGAAGTAATATGGTTTCCCGGATTGACGCTGCTGCAAAAGCACAGGACAGGCAAGCCACCGCTGCAAAAAAAGCCAAGGAGGCAGTTGAGGAGCAAAAACAGGCGCAAGAGGAATTGACCGCAGCGGAGCAGAAATCGCAATTCGAAGAAGATTTTGCTGCGGCCATTGAAAAGATGAGGCAACGCGAAGCTGCAATGCATTCGCAGGTTGAATCTATCCATGCGGTAGAAGAGGCAGAAAAAACTCTTGCGGACTCCTCCGCCGTATCCGCCGAAAAGATTATGCAAAATACCGGCGTCGTCTCTGATGCTATGGAAAAAATGGCTGCAGTTACCAAGGAATCCATGGAACAATTTTCTTTGGATATTCCGGAAGGAGCTGTTGATATTATCCCCGCATCCGTTGGGGAAAATGTGCAAGAATTACAGATCGCCACGGCTACTATTTCAGGATCGTTGGATGAAGTCAAGCAAGGCATGGCTGATGTTGGGGTTGCTGCCACCGGTGCGTTTGGACCAAATACACAGAAGCAGATTGATACATTGACTCAACGGCTGGCCCGCCAGCAGGAGGCCGCACAAAAGGCCGCTCGCGACGTTGAGAGTATCCGCCGCCAATATGAAGCGCTTGTGGGCATGGAGGCCACGCCTGCTTCTCTTCGGAGGATGGAAACTGAGCTTTCCAGAGTACAAAAGGAAATTCAAAAAGCCGAAAAAGAATACGCCAATCTCGAAACATCCTTGCGGAAAGTACAGGAAGCAATGGAATTCGAAAGATTGGCGACCGGCGTAATCTCTCCACAAAACGCCGTGGAGGCGGACCGCCTTGAGAGGGAATTAGATTCTGTCGGCCAGAAACTGAGTGAAATGGACGATAGGGCGCAACAATTGCAATCATCCATTGCAGGGATTAGGTTAAGCCCGGAACAATCGGACGAAGCGCAAAGATTGGCGGATAAATTACAGAACGCTGAAGAAAAGGCCGCCCGCCTGGCGGACGAGGCCGCACGCACGGAAGGGCAACTCGGAGAAGCATCCAGCGCTGCCTCCGCTTTCGGCGGAGAGTTTTCCGCGATTATCACTGTTGTAAAAAAAGTAATAAGTGTAATTTCCAAGATAGCCGATACCGTCGGAGATGTATTTTCCAAAGTCAAGTCTGCGATTTCCAAAGTGACATCCGGGATAGGCTCTATATTCTCTATATTCAGCAGCGGATCCAAGATCTCCAAGAAAGATCTTGGTGGTTTAATGGATTCATTCGGCAAGCTTGTGAAGCGCATCATTGCCCTGGGCGTCGCGGCGCTCATATTTAACCAGATTCGCAGGGCATTGCGGCAATTGGTTGACTACCTCAATGATGCAATGAGGGTTAATAACCAATTTGTGAGCTCCCTGGCATCAATCAAGGGGAATCTACTGACGGCGTTCCAGCCAATATATGAGGCGATAATGCCTGCGCTGAATACCCTCATGGCGGCCCTAGCGCGGATTACAGCCTACATAGCGGCATTCGTTAATCTTCTGTTTGGCAAGAGCGTACAGGCCAGCCAAGACAGCGCCAGTGCCTTATATGATCAAACCAAAGCTTTAAATGCAACTGGAGCTGCCGCGAAAAAAGCCGCTGGAGCATTAGCGGCCTTTGACGAGATTAATGTGTTGTCACAGGAGACGGCAGCGGGGGCGGGAGCGGCAGAGACTGTGGTTCCGGATTTTGATTTTGATTTTTCTGGAATAGAGTCATTTTTAGACCAGTTTGATACTATACCAGAGGCAGCTTATGCCCTGGGGAAATCTATTGCAGAAAATATCGCCAACGCCTTGGCAAATATTGATTGGTCCAAAGTAAAAGAGCAAGCAAGATTAATCGCCGCAAGTATAGCTGAATTTATAAACGGGTTCATAGATACTCCTGAATTCTGGTATGAGCTCGGACATACGCTAGGCGAGGGAATCAACACAGCTTTTGAGTTTTTAGAGGAATTTGCCGATAGATTAAAATGGCATGAGCTTGGAGAAATGCTGGCCTATGGGCTAAACACTGCTATAGAATTTTGGAATCCTGAACAAGCGGGACGCGCTATTTATAAAAATATCAATGGTATTTTAGACACCATCTATACAACCCTCACCAAGACCAATTGGGGCGAGCTGGGAGCAAAACTGGCAACGTCCCTCAATGCTATCTTCGATGGACTGAACTGGGATTTATTGGGTAGGACATTTGCCGCCGGGTGGAATTCACTTGTTGATCTCATTCACGATTTTGTGACTACTTTTAGATGGGAAGATTTCGGCGCAGATATTGCTGACGCGATCAATGGCTGGTTCGATGAAATCGATTGGGGGAAAACGGCGGCCACTATTTCCACTGGAATCAATGGATTATTTGCCTCAATTAAAACATTTCTAAAAAATGTAAAATGGGAGGAAATCGGAAAAGACATAGGAGAATTTCTTGGCGGCATAAAAATCGAATGGGACCTAATGAAAGATTCAATCTCTACAGGGCTAAAAGGACTAATCACTTTGATTGGCGCTTCCTTGCGGGATGTGGATTGGGCAGAGGTGGCGAAATCTTTATCCAATTCCCTGAAGGGTGCCCTTGAAGTAGCGATGGATGTAGCAAAGGAAATAAACTGGCAAAAGATTGGCGAAAATATAGCGACGTTTATAGCGAATATAGATTGGTCTGGCGTTACGTCCGCAATCTTCCGGGCATTTGGGAATTTGCGCGCGAGTTTGGATATCCTTCTTTTTGGCTTGATTAAGGACGCTCTGATAAGCATTGGAGAATTTGGATATAAGCACATACAAGATGCCGGCGGGAACATTATCATAGGATTATGGAATGGAATGCTTGATGCGCTCGGAAATATAGCATCATGGGTTTACAACAACATCATTAAGCCTTTTATTGATGGGGTGAAAGAAGGGTTTGGCATCCACTCCCCATCCACCGTCATGGCGGAGATTGGTGTATTTTTAATAGAGGGATTAATAGAAGGGATATCATCCATAATACAATCCGCGCTAGACATATTCGATGGCCTCTGGAGCAGCATCCCTGAAATGGCCTCCACCGCTTGGGAAGGAATAAAGGCAATCTGGAGCCTCGCAACCGAATGGTTCAACACAACCATCATTACGCCCATTTCGGAATTTTTCGCCGGGCTCTGGGCCAACATCTCTCAATGGGCATCCGATACATGGAACAAAATTGTTGAGGTGTGGAATAAAGTCTCAGAGTGGTTCAATACCAAAATCATTATGCCTGTATCTGAATTCTTCGATGGCCTCTGGAAGAACATATCTCAGTGGGCAAGCGATGCATGGATCGCCATTATGGGCGTTTGGGAATCCGTCTCAACTTGGTTCAATGAAAATATCATTACGCCACTCACTGAGGCATTCAGATCTTGCGCAAATAGCATTCTTGGATTTTTCGAAACTTTGGCGAATGGAATATTAACCGCCTTTGAAAATGTCGTTAATGGAATTGTTGATGCGGTTAACAGTCTACTTGAAAAATTGCCCACTAAATATCTTAAAAAATGGGGCCTTGATATTTCGCTATCCCATGTTTCCTTGCCCCGCGTTTCCATTCCCAAATTAGCCACCGGTGCGGTCATCCCACCTAACTCGGAATTTCTGGCGCTCTTGGGCGATCAGCGAAGTGGGCGAAACATCGAAGCGCCGGAAGGATTGATACGAGACATCGTGCGGGAAGAATTATCAAATCTGGAATTGCAGGCTTCTCCAGTTTATCTTAATGCCGATCCAGATATGGCCGCCCTAATAAGACTTATTTTCCCAATGCTCAAGCGGGAAGAAGGCCGTGTTGGCGTTAGTTTAATAGGAGGTGCTGCCACTTGATCACGGTAGATGGCACAAGATACAATGTCGGCGTTATCTCATTAAAGCGCAAGGCGGATTTTCTGGACAAATACGCGAACCGCACGGAGGACGGCGTACTCCACCGGGAACTGATAGGCGTATATTTCAACTATCAACTCCAGCTCGGATGGAGTCTGCCGGATCCCAATGGATACAATAAGCTGCGGGATAAACTCACCGAACCAAAGGAATTCCACACAGTCACCGT